CGGTGGCGTTCCATTCCAGATCATGATCGAAGATGAGCGTGCGCGTGGCGTCGTTGTAGCTGATGACCTCGGCCGATTGCCCCCAGGTCTCCGGCTCCTCACAAGCCAGCTTCACCAGATCGCCGCGCTTGAGCAGCCGGCCCTCAGCCCTTGCCGTCCAGGACACGGTGATGCGACGGTACTTGTTCTCGGCCGCCATGAAGCGAACAAGCCCCGCCGCCTGCGAGCGCTTTTGAACGCCCTGAAGCTGCACCCGCGCGGGCTTGGCGAGAACAACACCCTCTGGGGCCGAAGACACTTCGGCCAGCCGGAAGGTCGTCTCGTCCAGATACTCGCCCACGATCCCGTCCGCGAGGTCGTCGTCGGCCAGGGTGTAGTCGATGGTCAGCGAGTCGCGCACGATGTCGTAGTCCGTGAACATCATGCGCGGGATGCCGCGGGGCTCGTCCCGCACGATGGTCAGGCGGTCGCCAACGGGGGCCGGCATGGCGCGGCCCGCCTTCAGGATCGTCTCGAGCGCATCGTCCAGGGTCTGCGGCTCGGTGAAGCGGTGGTCGAATGTGTGCCCCTTGCCCGCCCAGAGTTGGTGATAGGCATAGAAGCTCTGGAAATCGATCTGGTTGAGCGACAGCCCCGCGCCATAGTCGGCATTGCGCCACATGTCGAGGGCCGCCCAGGCAATGGAGCGGGATGGCTGCTCGACAAAGATTGAACCGTTCCAGACCGGGAGGATGCGGGTCGCGATGACACCCACCTGCCCGTTCATGATGCCCTGCAGGGCTTCCGAAGCCTTGGCCCGAATGGCGATGGTGGTGACGCGGGGGAAGCTGCTGGGGCCGTCGATGTGCGCCCGCAGCGCCGACCAGATCAGGTCGTCCATGCCGCCGAAACGGGCGTCTTGCGGCATATCCTTGATGGGCTGGTTCGTGCGGCGTGCCCTGACCTCATAGCGCCCGTTGGGCACCTCGATCCGCTCGGTCATGCGGATCTGGCTCTGTTTGGCAAAGCGGTAGGTTTTGGTCCAGACGGTGGACCAGGGGCCGGTTGGAGCGCCAGCCGCGTTGACAGGCCGGGTCTCCACCACGACGCCGACGCTCTGCTCGCGCAGTTCGCCCTTCCAGGTCCAGAAGCACCCGGACGGGAAGACGAAATCGAGGAGCAGTTCCTTGGCCTCCGTGCCGGCCGCATTCGCCGTAAAGCCAGGGGTGAAGGTCTGGGAGAGTTCGGTCCCTGAGACCTCGGAAGCCGTCACAACGTTGACGGGGAACAGCGTCACCTTCTGCCCGGGCTCTCGGATCTGGATCGTGATGCCGGGGAAGGACGGGTTATAGCCGGATGCCTTCGACCAGATGCGGGTGTCCGCAATCCGGATCTCCTCGATATCGTGCTTGCCGCAACCCAGCGCGAGGAGCGCATATTCGGTCATGTTGTCGCCGTCGAACTCGGAATACTTCGGAGCGGCGAAGTCGGGGAAAGACAGCGTGCGGCCATAGAGGACCGGGATCGGCTGCAAAGGGCGGGCCTGGTTGCCGCCGAAGCCGAAGCTGTAAAGGTCGTCTTTGGCGTCCGTCTGGCCGCCCGCCTTCGGCTTGAGGAAGTGGCTGATGGCCATGGCGCCGCCCGCGATGAGCAGGGAGGAGCCGATAGAGGCAGCCATGCCGGTGAGGCCGATGGCGCCCATGGCCCATGGGGCGAGCGCCGTGAGCGCCACCATGGCGACGATCGCGCCGATGCTCTTGGCCGAGGAGCCGCCGCTGCCACCCATGCCGCCGAGAGGGCGCGACACAAACTCAACGTTGTCGTTCGCCGCTACTCGGTAGGTCGCCCATTCGGAGCGCGCGAAATACTGCCCGTTGACCTTGCAGACGGTCGGCAGGTTGAATTGCCAGCCGGTCTCCGCGAGAACCTGCTCGATGGTCGGCTTGCGCTTGCGGGTCTTGTGCTCGGCAATGGGGAGCACGAGGCCAGCCTCGGGAACGCGAACGTCATCGCGCTCCGGGTCGAAGACCAGGAGGTTATGCTTGATTGCAAGTTTCATTGACTATCGGTCGTCCACTGGCCGCTTAATAGGAGCTGGCGGTGCGGGGCGTTCCTTAATCTGTGATTGCCCCATGCGCCCGCATTTTCGCACTCGTCCCTCTTCCAGGGGCGGAACTTCAGGCTTGTCCATGCCACTCCTCCGAAAAAATCTCAGGAAATTGTAGCCCGAAGCACGAAGGGCGGGCAGATCGTCCACGACCACGCCAGCCGTCTTGTCGATGTGGATCACCGCGCCCGTTGTGGCAGGCACGATGTAGGTGCCGAGGTGGAAGTCCCGCTTGGCGACATTGCCCATGAGGACGAGATCGAGTTCACGCGCCTCGGCTTCGGGGATCTCCTCCCAGGCCTGCCGCTCGGGATGCGAGAGCATGGCCTCGGCCTGGGCGCGGGTCGTGGGCTCGGCAAAGGCGACATCCGGCATGTCGATGCCCGCAAGCTCGTTCTGGATATGACGGGCGAGGCCGTAGCAGTCGAAACAGCCGTCCTCACCACGCGCCCCGATCTTGTAGGGCTTGCCGATCAGGCTCTCATAGAAGGCGAGACGATCAGTCATTAATTTCGAGCCGCTGTTCCTTGAGATTGATCAGGAACTTGTCAACTCTGATCTTGTACTCCGCAGGATCCGGAAGACGGATTGGCGTGAACTCGTTTTTTACGGTGAGAGGCGGCATTGGTTCGGCCTGGACCGCCTTAACGGCGGCTGCCCCTACCACAGGAGCCGCAGCCAAGAACCCGAAAAGCTTTCGACGTGAGAGCATGTATCTTCTCCTATGAAAAGGACAGCAAGGACGGGAACCGCTCTTGGTCATAGACCTCGCGCATCACGCGCATGTTCTGCGGACGGGCGATGGCAAGCTGCCCCTCAAGCTGGCGCGCCGTGCGCTTCACATTGCGCAGGATCAGCTTGTAGGGCCCCTGCCCGACCGTGTTGGGATCGGAGGCGAGATAGCCCCGGAAGATCGCCTGGATGGGCGTGTTGAGCTTCACGGCCTCATGAAGGTAGCGGGAGGCCTCCCGGTTAACGTTGTCGAGCCGGATGGTGGCCTCTGCTCCAAGGTTGCCGATGCGGGGATAGTCGATCTCGAACGGGATAGCCTTGAAGAGCACCGTCTGCCCGCTGCCGACCGGGGCGCCGACCTCCAGCTTGAAGTTCATGTCGACCGTGTTCCGAACCGCCCGGATTGGAGCCGGTTGCCCGTTCTCGACAAAGACCGGATGGATCAGCTCAATCGTGATGAGCATGACCTCATCCTTGGGCGCGGAGGCGGCGGCCTCGGCCCAAGCCTGGGTTGCACTGATTGGCATTCGATTGTCCTAGGAAGGTTGTCGGGCCGGGTGCCTTGCAGCTGTTCCCCGGCCCGTTACCATCGGAGATGCGACTCAACCGATGGAGAAGAGATTGTCACAAGAAGATCAGCAGTCAAACGCTACCCACATGCCAGCTGAACTCGTAAAGCTCAGCACCTTCCACATGGCACACGTCCTTATGAACGTAACTGTTCATGTACTCAGCAACCTCGCGACGCATCAGCGCCAATTGATATTTGACCTCATTGCACAAGCAGCCCGGGGAAGCGCCGCTTCCGTTGCCGGCCCGGCTTCGGAAGCCGACAAACAGCGAGTCGCCAGCCTCACACAAACACTGGTTGAGGAGGCTCTTGACCGAGCAGCCACTATGGTTGGCCTCACCGCAGCAAATGACGAAGGGGATCGCACGAAAGTGAATTAGGCCCAGATCACAGGCTTGCGTGGCGGGAATCGGCATTAAAGATCCCAAACGTCGAGAGAAAAGGAAACGTTGATGCGAGCACCGGCTCGGGTCGCCGTGTACTTGCCGCCGTTGCGGAGGCGCACACGCCGCTCTGTGCAGCCGGTCAGATCGAAGACCGGCATGGTGAACTCAGCGGCCCCGTGCGAGAGCGTGTCCCGCACGAAGGTCTTGAAGGTCAGGAACTGGTCCGTGGTCATGCGGATGGTCATGTCGACCACGCCGATGACCGCGGTGAACTGGCGACGGGAGCGGACATTGCCCGCCGCCATCTCGCTTTCGAGGACGCCCCGGTGAGGTTCCGTGACCCCTGAAGGAGCGAGCTGAGTATGGGGGACGGATGAAGGCCAGACTGGAAGTGCCATAGATTTGGGCCCATAAAGGGCTCCCCTACAGAAGAAGGCGTAGCCCAGATGTCAGACGAGTATCTCTTGCGGTCTCAGCGAAGCGGAACGCCCAATGCCCTTATGGGGTCATTGCTGGCAACCGAGGCAATCATGCGCATGCTCATATCTGAGCTTGTGAACCTGGTTGCGGAAGAGGACGATAAACTCGATCTCGTGCGTATGATGCGTGAAAAGGTCGAGTTTGCTCTCGAACACACGAAGACCTCAAACCACAGCGAATTGACTGACATGGATGAGATCAGCGATGGGGCACAGGCAACCATTGCCTCTGTATTCCATGTCATTGAAGTTGCATTGGAGAGCCGGCCTAGCGACCCATCTGATTCCGGCGGAGATGCTTGAGCGCGGCGGCGGTTTTCCCGCCGTTGAGGAGTGCGTCCGACACCATGTCATCAACCTGGGCTCGAAGGGTCGCTCCCTTCGGCCCGCTCCGCTCCTGAGTGATCTTCACTCCCGGTTCCTGCTTGATGACGACCTGCATGTTGCCGCCGCCGAATTTGCCGTTTGTAACGATGCGCCCGGGAGTGGTTGGCACGAACAATTCCCGCCCGCTCTCGCCTACTGTGTAGGGCTGGCCAGCATTGACCATGCCGCCTGCCGCCTTCCCAGGCATGAAGGCCTTCATGATCGACCCTACGATGCCACCTAGCCCCCCGTCCGTGCCGCCTGTGCCGAATAGGCCTGCCAGAGGCCCCTTGCCGAGGATTGCTGCCTCAAGGGCTGCACGAGCGATAGACTTTGCGACGTTCTGGAACACTTCTTCAAGAGTCCGCCCCTCTAGGGCGAGGTCGGTTATGGCATCGATAGCGACATCGCCGAAGTATTCTGCCGTCCGGTTAGCCTCTTCCTGTGCCTTTTCATACTGCTCGATAGCCGTCTTTGCGTTGTAGATGGCTGTCGTTTCAGCAATGATCGCTTGCCGCTGTGCCTCGGTTGCCGCCGATCCAGCGCGAGCCAGATTGACGGCAATCTCCCGCTGAAGGTTGGATTGCCCCAAGGCAGCGGCCTCGGCCTCGAGCTCGGCCCGCTCCTCTTGGAGGCTGGCCGTGTATTGCTTGACCTGCTCGGCGGCCCGTTCCGAGTCCGATTTCCCGCCCTTACGCGCCTCTTCAGCCGCAACGATCCGTTGGGCTGCGAGGTCGAGAGCCTTCGGGTCAACAGTACCGCCGCCCTTCGTGATCTCGTCAAAGAGCTTCTGCCGGGTATCGCGGATCTTTTTGGCAGTCTCCTCCATCGTGGCTTCTGCCGTTGCCTTGCGGAGAGCCGCCTGGCCTTGCAGTTGCCGGATGATGGGATCGTTTAGAGCGGTGCCAGAGGCCTGCTCATAGGTCGTTGATGGCGTGGGGATTGCCGCTTCGATGGCCTTGTTCGTTGCCGCAGCCACTGCGCCGCCGAGATTACTTAGGTCCCTCCGCAGGGTAGCCACTCTCGCAATCGCGCCTGCCAAGGTGTCGAGGAGGGGCGTGAGCCGGCCTGCGAGGTCGCTGAACCTCGGGTTGGAGCCTGCTAACTCTTCGAGTTTGTCGGCAAGCTCTTCTGCCGAGATCTCACCGGATTTGAACTTGTCCCGAAGCGCATCAAGCTCCTTGCCTGCATTTGCGTTGAGACCGCGCGAACGCATGGCATTCGCCGCCTGGGTCATCGCCACGTCGATCTGAGCCGCGAAGCTCCGAACGTCGTCCTCAGTCGCGGCCAATCGGGCAGAGAGGTCCTTTTGCTGCGCCTCGGCCTCACGTTTTGCAGCCCGAATGATTGCGTTTGTCTTTGCGTCGATAGCCTTTCCAGCACCATCCGCCTTCGACCGCACCTCATCCAACGCCGCCGCATATTGGCGACTGCGCTCGGCAGCCTTGGCACTCTCCGAGGAGAAATAGACGGTAGCGGCAGCCACGCCAAGGATCGCCGCGCCGACCGGGCCGCCGACGAGAGCGAGAGCCGCACTGGCGGCCCTAGAAGCGAGAGCCGTCGCATGGAGGCGGGCCGTTGTCGCCACAAGCGCCACATTCAGAGCATTCATGCCCGTGGCCGCCCGAGCGGCTGCGGTGGCCTGTAGACCAAGCGCAGCGACGGCTGGCGTAAGGCCTTGCCCGATCAGGCGGGCTGCAATCACCGTCCCGAGGATCGCCGCTCCATCTCCGACAACAGCAATATTGTTAGCGAGGAGTTGCATCGCAGAGGATACGGTCCCCGTAGCTGTCGAGACCGCCGCGCTCTGCCCGATGTATCGAGCCGCCGCTGTTTCTAGTGTCGTGAATGCATCAGAGATCGTCGCTTTGGTTTTGCTAAATGCGTCTTCAACGTCGGGGGCCGCATTCACAAGCGCACGGAAGACCTTATCTGACGTGAGCTTTCCTTGCTCGCCGAGTTCTTTAAGTTCTGCGGCGGCAACACCGAATTCCTTGGCAATGGCCCGCATAACCACAGGGGCGTTTTCGCCCAGGCTTCGGAGTTCGTCTCCATTCAGGCGGCCAGAGCCCAGGGCTTGGCCCAGCTGAGTAAGGGTCGATGCCGTTTCCTGCGCCGAAGCGCCACCGAGTTTGAGCGCTTTGGCTACTGTCTCAGTCGCAACAGCGAGTTCGGCCTGGCTCGCCCCCAGAGCCTCCGAAGAGCGGGCCATGCGGGCGTAGAGATCAGCAGTCTCCGCGAACGCAGATCGGGACCGCTCCGCAATAACTGAGAGTTGTTCGAGCTTCTGCCCTTGCTGGTCAATGGGTACACCAGCGGCAGCGATCTTGTTGCCTGCCTCCGTCCACTGGTCTGCCAGTTGCTTCACAATAGCCACGGCAGCACCGATACCGACGCCCTGAAGGCCCGTTTTCAAACGGTCGCCAAGCCCCTCAAACGACCGCCCGATACGATCCTCCGAGGCTCTGACGCGGTTCTCCATCTGCTTCAAAGCCTGATCCATCGCCTTGCGAGCCTTTGCGGACTCGCGGGAGACGGATTTCATGTTAGCTTCAAGCGAGATTACGAGTCGTTCAACGTCCGTAGCCATGTGGAGACCTTATGCATTCTAAAGTATTCATCACCGGGGCATTTTGTATTCTATCTACATTTGCCTTGGCCCAGACGCCTGAGCTGGATAAGCAGAAACGTCGTCTTGTTATTTCCGAAAAGTATTCTGAACCTTTTGCATTGGTCGAACTCTGCGGCAGTGAGTACGACATCAATGCTGAGTTGCTTCCGGAAGATTTCGGCGATGCCGCACAGTCCGTTGACATTGAAGCTCGCAAGAAGATGGCTGCCCTGTCGGGATTGCGCGGGCCAAAAGCCTGCATTGAGCTACTCGAACAGTTTGGCCCTACTGGCACAAAGATTAAGAACCTTGCGATCACCGCATCCCAAAGGGATGACATGGAGAAGGCCGTAAGAAGCTCCGAAGGTTTATGGGTGTCATGGCGCAAACCTGAAAACTTGGCCCCGTGCCTTGACCGCTTGGTTGACGTTCCCTCTGACGCACTCGTACTTCATTACTCTAGCGAGATTTTGACACCGAGCAGCGGCGGGACCGAGTGGCTATCGACGCTGCGTGTCAGGTATCAACCTCTAATTCCGAAAACCGAAAGGACCGTTCAATGTCGAGTTGCCATGCAGGACGGGAAACCGGTTTTTCGAGAGTTCAGTGAGAGGGGCGCTCCGTAGAGTGCCCTTTGTGTTTCAGGATGCAGCCAGGACGGCTTTGACTTCTGCCTTCAGCACGGGATCCTCACGCAGCCGCCGCTTCAGACGATGCCAAACTGCAGCCTCTTCTTCGGTGTGGGGATCGTCTGCCGGCTCCGCGACCCAAATCCCGCCCGTATGAGGGTTCAGGACTAAAGCTATTCTCACTTCCCTTGCGTCCGCTATCAGTTGTTCTGCTCTGAAACGGAGCATATCAGGCTGTCGCGCTATCGCTGTTCCAACAACGGTTCCAGCAAGGATTGTAGCGGCTGCCCCTTTGAAAAAGGCGCGACGTGTCGTAGATTGACCGTATTCCACGGCAACCTCCCTATCAGGTTGTTTGAGGATCAGGCCCTCGGGGTGTCATCACCACCTTCGAGGGCCGCTTTGTTTAAGGACCTAGACGGATCTAACGAGCCCGCCGATCTGAAGCGCACTCACCCAGACGGCCTCATAAAACTCCTCATCCGCATCGAACCTCTTTCGGAAGCTCGCCATCTTCTCTTGAGCTTCTTGGCTTATGGGGAAGGTTTCGAACTCGAAAAGGAGTGTGTGCCGAGCCCCGGCTGCTGTCCAATCTCTAACCCAGATTTGAACCCCAAGGCGCTCTAGCTCTGCCGCCAAAACCTCGGATGCGGAATAAGGCGGGAGCCTGTCAGCAATGGATACGACCTCACTCAAGGTGCCGCCCCCATTTCCTGTGCCACGGCAGCCATCACGTTGTCATAGCCGCCGACCAACCGGAGCTTCGTCTGACCCTTACGCTCTGCAACGTATGCGGCGCAGGCCGAGCGCCCTCCTCCTTGCACATACCAATATTCGGCCTTGTCGGGGTCAAAGAGGCGGGCTTTAGTTAGGCCCATCTCGGCGCAACCATTGTCAGGAAGGCGGCAGTCAAAAGCAGCGAGGCGGTTTCCGAGCCAGACTGCGGCTCCCTTGAGAGGGGCAAGGCCGAACGATTTCCAAATCTGCCCCGCTGTCTTGCCCTGTCGGACTAGGACAGGCTGTGGGGGCTGCACGAGGGTAGCCAACAGAGCGACAGCCTGTTCGATGCCAGTCACCTTGTGCGCCAGCATCCGAGCAATGCCGTTGGTCCGCTCGATAACCTCCAACACATCCGGTGGAAGGTTAGCGGTCGAAATCGACCGTCCTTCCATACGCTCACGCACAACTCCGTTACACCATTCATGGAACGCCGGGTTCAGGTACTTCGCGTAGGCTAATGCGATCTGCCAATGGCCCCAGGTATTGCCGTTTCTCCCGCGTTCGCCTCGGATAATGTGCCCCACGGGCACATTTAGAACGGCCTCCATATGGGAGATAAAATCCGAGCCCTCCTTGCGGGCCCAGTTAGCCGGGCGCTTGGCCTCGTCGCCCCCCGCTGCCTTCCACATATCCGTGAGCGATAGCATCTCGCTCTTGGCGTGGATCACCTCGCCGTTATAGACGAGTGCCGGGGAGTTATTATATGTCTCTGTAGTCATTCGATGCTTACTCCATCGGGTTGACGGTCAACCAGCGTTTCCAGCGCTGGCGTTGGCTTCGGCGGCGGGGTCTTTCTTTCCAGGGACGTCCCCCGCCGCCATCTTCGCCCTAACGGCCAGGATTATCTCAGCCGCTTGGGACCTCATGTTTTTCGCAGCCTCCACAGCCACCCACTGCTTCACATCGGGCGGGAGCTTCAGCTTGAACTGAACATCCTGAGTGCTCATTCCTCCTCCTATGGACAACACGTGTCCATATGAACCAAAAATGTCCATAGCGTCAAGGACATTTTTTGTCCATAAACAGGCCATGTCGAAAGAACCCGTTGCCCAATTCAAGCTCAATCTTCCGGTCGCGCTCAAAGAGCGGCTGGAACATGCAGCCATTGATAATAAGCGCAGCGTGTCTGCCGAGATTATCGCGCGACTTGAGGTGTCCTTCGACGAGGACCGCGTAGCCGCGACATCCATGGTAGCTTTTCGCGATGCTGTTATGAAAACCGCTGATCAACTGACGGCACGCAAAAGCTCAGCCGCCAACATGGCCCGTGAGTTCGGCAAGGTTCTCTCTGAAGTCATTGACGAAGAGACTAAGAAATAAACCCAAGCCCTCCGACACTGAAGGCGAGTGACTCGACTCCAGGGTGCCCTCTGCTAGGCTGCAACCCTCTGCAACAGGGGGATAGTAATGAAAAAGCTGCCTGAAGCCGAACGTATTCACGGTATGGCATCATCACTTGGGGGAGACCATCGTCAGACGAAGGTGGGTCTACAATACACCGACCATACAGGACAGTGGTACGAGCTGACGATGAGCCTCGAAGATGCTCTGTATTTTGCGAGCATGGTTCGTCACAACGCTCGCGAGCGAGGCCTGAATATTCCCGATGTTCCATTGGCTCCCCCTCCTTCGGGGTGGTTGAAGTAACTGACAGTTGTCAAGGGGAAGGTGTCATATCTAGGCGCCTCCCCTCCTCTGAAGGCCAAGAATGAGCCCTTACCTGATGCGCTCTCTTGCTATTATCGGCGGGCTTGCTGCTCTTGCCTGGATCCTTATTCCAATCATTGAGTGGTCGAACCGAAGGCCACCCAAGCCCTCCGACACTGAAGGCTGAGCGCCGCTTACCCCGGAAGTCGGAACCCAAGCGCGTCAGAAAAGTTGACATCTCAACTTAAGTGTGTATTTATACACACATGGACAGCAGAGATGTTCTCAAGGCCCTTGAGGCAGATGGGTGGAGCAAAGTGGCTCAGAAGGGCAGCCACGTTCAGCTCAAGCACCCCACCAAGCCGGGCCGCGTGACTGTCCCGCATCCCAAGAAGGACCTCCCGATAGGCACCCTTCGTAGCATCGAAAAACAGGCTCAACTCAAACTGAGGTAATGCCATGAAGCACTACATCGCTCTGATCCATAAGGACGCCGATAGTGACTTCGGCGTGTCCTTTCCTGACTTTCCCGGTTGCGTCACCGCTGGCTCTACCTTGGATGAAGCCCATGCCATGGCAGAGGAAGCTCTTGCTCTGCATGTTGAGGGTCTCGTGGAGGATGGTGAAGCCATTCCGGAGCCGTCCTCTATTGAAGTCGTTATGGCCGATCCTGAGAACCGAGACGGGGTTGTGACGCTCGTGCCTTTGAAGACCCAAACCCCCAAGGCAGTCCGAGTAAACGTCACTCTACCGGAAGATATTCTGGAGATGATCGACCAGTACGCTGAAAGCCATGGCTACACTCGTTCAGGCTTCTTAGCTCAAGCCGCCAAACGGGTTATGGAGGAGGCTGCTTAGCCTCCTTCTCCTCCGACACCGAAGGCTAACTGTTCATCCACTGCCAGAGGGCCTCCTCCTCATGAGAGGTTAAGGCTTTTTCGGCTTTGGGATCGTGGGCTTTGTTGTAGCCGTCCACGCACGCATGAAACTGCCAGAGGCTCATGCGGCGGATCTCGGACGGCTGGATGCCTATGACAACTCCAGTTCCGTAGAACCCGGCGAAGGCGAGGCGCCCGTCTGGCTGTTCGCCTCCCTCTCGGCCCCCGCCGCCTCGGATTTTCCCACGGCTTCGTCAGGCGCTCCCTGCAAAGCGGCAGACAGGATCTGCACGGCGAGGTTCGTGCTATGGAAGAGCGGGAAGGCGTCCACGTACTGCCGCGTGAGCCTCATGGCATCCACAGCACCCAATCCGCCGCCGATCAACCCGAGACGTATCGTCTCGCGGATGTCAGCAACGAAGAAGTCTCCCGACACCAGACGCCGCAGCACCGTATACGGCCCTGCATTCGTCTTTTCCTGGAGCTCTTCCAGTTCCCCAATGGCTAGGCGGAAGGGATAAGTCCCATCCGCGAAGTCCTCAGTAATCTGAGCGTTACGGCTCATGCGTCACCTTAAGCCGCGGCTGGCGCAAAAACGACTGCGCCGCTCGACTGCATCTCGATCGACACAGTTGCCCGCTCGCCGCGAGTGGCGCCGATTTCGAAAGAAGTCAGATGGAACAATCCCTCCCAGGAGCCGCCACCTTCTGCCGCTGCGCCGCCCAGCACCACGCGGGCCCTCACTGGTTCATCGCTCTCGAAAGCCGCACGCCAGCGGGCAATAGACTCGCGAGCCAGTACGCCATCGCCCGAAATCGTGGCGGACTTGGACACAACATCCCGGTCGACGTAAGCCGCGGCGTCTTCATTATCACAGTCGATCGATGTCGTGTCGTTCGTTTCCTTCGAGAGGGCGAAGGAGCGCTCGGTGAGCCCGCAGGGAGCCACGAACGTTCCCGCCGTGGTCTCGCTTTCGAGCATGACTTTTACCCCCGAGAAGGGGACGGTAGTAGCCTGCGCCATGGTAAACCTCCGATTGGCAGGGTTAGACGCTCTCCACCAGAGCGCGGAATGAGAGACGAGCGCGGGTCGTTATGCCGTCAGAAGGCGAGTCAACCTGCGTGTCGCGATGTGAAATTTCCAGGAGCGCATAGGGCTCATCGAGAATGAGCGGCGCGAAGTTCAGGGACTTGCGAATGGCCGCGGCCATCCGTGAGGCTTGTACCTTGCCGGGATCGGTCGACCAGGCATCGAGATCAATAAAGACTTCCTGCCCGTCTACGCAGTCGGCTCCGTCATCTACCGCCTGCACGCTCCGGACATTGACATACGGAGTAGACGTACCAGAGGCCACGTTGTCGTAAACTCGGGCTCCCGTCGCTGGAGCAGCAAGCGGGCCAGTGATCGCTAGCAGGGCAGCGTCACCACGCAGGCGCGCGACGATGGCCTTTTGCAGGGCGAGTTCCACGCTCATTGTCCGGAAGCCTTCTTTATGCCCTTCTTGGTGGCTCGGGTAATTCGCCCCCGAATGGTGCGTTTGAGCGCCCTATAGGGTCCGTAGAAAAACGGGGTCGGCTTCGCTCCGGGGTGGCTCACACTTTCAATCAAGCGGCCATTGATATTCAGGAGCCCGCCAGGGCGCTTAGGTCGGATCTCGTGCGGAGCCGTCCCAAATTCTACGAGCCGAGCGTACCAGGCCTTGTCATCGCCCGCGACGATCGTAACGGTCAGGTCAGGATCGCCTTCAACGCCCGCGGTCATCCCACGAACGTTTGAGTTCTCAGGCTTGTAACTGCCTTTCACGTACCGGATTGACCGCTTCAGGTCACCGCTGTCCTCCGGTGCGTATTGTTTCTGCATTGCGACGATTTCAGCCGCGCTTTGCTCGATTGCGGGGGCTATCTCCTGCCGTACCTTTTCCGGCAGCGCCGCCATCTTGGTCAGCAGCCGGCCTCTGTTCTTGATCCTCGCCATTGACCAGCTCCACGGCTCCAGCGGCAGCAGCCGCCTCATACTGCGCCTCGGTGATCTTCTTCTCTTCACCGGCCTTGAAGACCTGGAGGACGGCCCCGCGCGGCCAAAACTCGAAATCGCGGGTGAACTTGACGTGCTTCATGACACTCCTCCAAGGGTGCAGGACAGGAGGCGGAACTGCCTCCGATACTCTTCCGGGTCTGTGACGCTGAGGATGGCAAAGACGCGGGACGGGTCTCTTGCGTCGACGGCCCGCCATTCGGTCTTGATGGTGGCTGTCTGCGATGACCACCTCACCCACACGTCGACAGGGTTGACGCCCTGCAGGCGCTGAGCGGTGACGGTCTCGCGACCGGGGGATGCGGTCACACGAGCGGCAACCGTGAATTGATCCGTCCAAGGGCCGGAAACCTCGTTGCCATAGCCATCGTCCTGAACGGTCCTTGCCTGGAACGTAAGCCTGTCTTTGAGAGAGCCTGCCGATACTGCCATCACGCGCTCCTACTAATGTTGCGAGCGATCTCCACAAGCGACACACCCACGGCGTTCGCAAATCGCTGGATCGCCATGACTGCCTCTTCCTCGAGGTAATGGAGGTCGGAGGCGGTCTTGCCTTCCGCTACATCCCGAAGGGTTGGGGATTCCGGCAGCCCAAGCCAGTAACAGAGCAGGGAATGGGCTAGGTCATGCTCGGTGTTCATGGCTTCTGCATCCGGATAGCCGAGTCCCTTGGCGGTTTCCGCCTGCCCTGGCTGTTCAGCATGCAGCGCGTGAACTTCCTTGCCGTCGGCAAAGCGCGTGATGGTGTAGCCGTCGAAGGTCTCGACGGTCACTGATCCGAGGCGAACAATCATGCGAAAGCCGGGTCCCTGAAGCGTTCGAGAATGTCTCGCACGGGCTTAGACAGAAGCACGTCATCTTTATCCGTGCCGTTCCGGCGGTCGTAGAGATCGGTCAGAACAATGAGGATGGCGGCCTGTACGAGTGGGGGCACCGTCTCTTCCGTCCAGCCGTGGTCAGGCCGCTTGATGTAATCCACCACAATGGCCGAAGCCTGCTCCATCTTTAGGAGGAGGTCGGCATTGTCGTCATCGTGATCGATGCGGAGCTGGCGCTTGGCCTGTTCGAGGGTAATGAGCGCCATATCACGCCCCCTTAGCCGGAATGCCGACGCGCACCGGCTCGTTCGGCTTGGCTTCCTTCATCACGCCGTCGCGGCCGTCCCTGCCCTTCTTCACAGCAAGGCGGAAACCCTTCCCGCTGTCAGGCTTCTCGGAAGTCTCCTCCTGGCAGATCCAATAACTCCCGCCCCATGTGACACCATCTCCAGGACGGTAGATCTGGCCTTCCTTGTAGACCCCGCGATCGATCACGACCGGCAGCGTGAAGGCGAACTCCTTGGCGCGCTCACCCTTGACGAACTTCAGCGTGACGGTCTTCTCACCGTCATAGGAGGCTTCCAGATCATCGAAGCCGAAGCCGTCTGCGCCATCCTTGCCGGGAGCGCCATCCTTGCCAACCACAGGGCCAAGGTTTCGAGTCTCGCCATTGGTGAGGGTTACGACAAGCTCGCCCGACCGATCGATGATCGCGCCTGCAAGGCCGACCCCATCCTTGCCGTCCTTCCCATCTTTCCCATCGAGGCCGTCCTTCGGGATCGGGAACGCCGACATGGCTTTCTCAACTGCCTCAGAAATCATCCGCTGCATTTCGGCTGGATCAATGCTCTCACCATCCTTGCCGTTCTGCCCGTCTTTGGGCGTCGGGATGTCCTTGATGCGCTTCTCGACCTCAGAGGCGATCAGCGGGGCAACGTCCTCAACCGTGACGCTCTTGCCGTCCTGCGGTGCCGGGAGCGCGGCGACGGCAGCCTCTACGCTTTCAGCGACCATTGTGGGAATATCGGGCAGCATCGGCGGCGCAGGCAGCGCTTCGACCATTTCCTTCACCGCCTGAATTTCCTCCGTAATGATCTGGCGAACCTCGCCAAGATCGGCGTCCTTGCCGTCCCGCGGCGCTGGAAACTCATCGAAGCGCTTTTCCAGGGCCTCCATGCGAGACAGGATCGGGCCCAACTCCTTGCCGACGAATTCCTTGACCACGCCGACGATCTCTTGGCCGAAGGCTTTTCCATCGAACATCAGCGAAGTCCCTTGTAGATTTCGACCAGAGCGGCGCGAGCCTCTGCCTCAAGTGCGTTGTCATTAGCGACTGGCTCAGGTGCCGGCGGCTCTGCCGGCGCATTCGCCTGCGCAATGAGCTGAGCATCGCGGGCCGCAATGGCCTCAATCGAGTGGTCCTGCTGTTGCAGGTAGATCGTATTGCCGCCCGGGACCTTCTTGAGCTCCAGCTTCTTGCGGCGCTCGTCCAAGGTCATGACGCTCTTGGCCTTCTCGATCACGTCCATCTGCGTCACGCTGTCCATGCGGAGCAAATTGTCCGTGTCGAACTCGGTGCCGATGTTCTCGCCCATGCCGAGGCCTTCATCGAGGCAAAGCTCGATAGCCTCGATCAGCACTTGCAGGCATTGGGCGTAATACTCGACGTTCAGGCTCTGGATGTTGTTGTAGGTCGGCATCTGCCCCACGCCGATCTTGTAGGGCGGCACATGGTAGGTTGAGCAGACAACCTCAGCGGACCACTTGAGCTGCTCGATGAGCTGCGAGTCGACGGCCTTCGCCTTCATGGCCTCGTACTTCAGGCCATCACCGAGAACTGCCACCTTGCCGGAGTTCTTACCGGAAAAGTTCGTGTCCCAATGCTCCTTCAGGCGCTTCGCCGTCTCATCACTGATTGCTCCAGGGGCTGTGAGGATTCCTCCCGGCTGCGCCCCGTTCTGGAAAAACAGGGTGCTGTCATTCTGGATCGCTAACCCTTGGGTTGCCGCAAGTCCGCCCGCGAAGATGGGCGAGAGGCCGACAAGCGGGTGGAAGAAGCAATTGAAGCGATCGTGGATGACCTCTCGAGCCGGGACCGTCACATTTTCAGGCAAGCCAGCGAGATGGTCCGTGTTAAGTTGGTAGAATACCGAGCCGTCATCTGCCACGAGCGGAGTGACAAGGGTCCAATCCAGAACATAAAGAGCCTTCACGACGCCGCGGGCGTCCCGCTGCTTCAAGGCAACAGTGTTGCCCCGTTGGAGCTTCGACAGCACCCAGCTTTCCATGAACTGCATGCGGTTCTGGAAGTGGTTCGGCTTACGCAGGACAGGCGAATAGGCCGGATTGGTCGTCTCCGACCAGATCCCGTCCGCATCTTTCTGCACGAGCTTGATGCGGAGCTTTGCGATGTCCGAAGCAATGAGCGTGCGGCAGGCAAAATCGGCATGATTGGACAGAACGGAGTCATAGCGGACTTCGACATTGCTTTGCCAGTTACCCGCCGCCGCTTCGAGAATACGCCACCATCCCCTCTGCACCTGGCCAACAGGAGCAAGGGCTTTCTGTTGTGTACTGCGGGAGATCTCTAGACCAAAGATCCGCATTCTAATTCCCTTCTGCGCCGAGCCCATGAGGCTTTGACGGCGCGAGAGAGCTTCTTTCGATAATCGGGGTCATCGAACACCTTGCGCATCTTCGCTTTGTGTTCGGGCGTCATTCGTGCCTTCGCGGCTTTTTCAATCACCTCGCGAGAGGCTTTCTTGAGGTTTGCGCGACAGACATCCGCGTTCTGCGAAGTCGCCCAGAACCGCTTCGATGCTCTAGATACTCTCTGCCTTACCTCGTCCGTGATGCCGCTTTGTATCTTGGCTCGCTTTTCGCGATCCGCCCACGCAGCTCGGGACTTTGCCGCCATCATGGCCTTGTATTCCGGCGTTGCTCTACGCTTTGCAGCCTCAGCAAGTCGTGCTCGTTTCTCGGGACTCCGGTTCGCCGCAGCAGCAGCCTCCCGCTTAGCGGGGTCATCCCATCGGGCCTTAGCTGCCTCCGACATTCTGCGGCGAGTCTCAGGATCGCGCATTCGCGCGGTCTTCTCTGCCAGCTGCCTGTCCGAAAGAGGCGCACCCTCCCCACCCATGGTCCGGTTGAATAGACTGAGCCCCCTTGCCAGGGCGGCGGCTATCTCATCCTGCTCTGCCTTCGTCCAGTCGTCGCCATCCGCGACCTCACGAAGAATGACCAACTCCGGTTCGAGCCCTTTTGCGACCAGCCCCTTGATCCAGCAGTCTTTCGGATGCCTCGGATTGCGCAAGCCTAGGTGCGCCCTCAGCCTGCGCTTCGGGTCGTCTGACTTACCAACATAACGGATTTCGCCGCGCAACGGGCATCGGAGCCCGTAGATATATACGGTCATAGCCTCCTCCTATAGAAGCTGTTCCTAGATGAAGGTGTGCGTCAGGCCGCTAGGAAACGGCTTTTCGGGAGCTACCCTAGACGCACAAGGTATTTGTATCTGTTCTCGATAAGATTTGCGACTGCTGATGCCGAATGTTCACATCAGGATTGCTGCGCCTTAATGGCCGCCATCTTTGCGTCTATCCGACCCCGATCGGCTTCTTCTAAGTATTCTCTAGCGGCAGCCTCAGGATCGTCATAGACCAAGCCCCTTTTCTTCCACGTCGCGGCTATCCATTGGATCCGAGCTTGATCATCGCCAAGTCCCTTTACAGGTGCGAAGACGGGCTGCCTCATGGCTATTCAGCCTCGCTGCTGATCACACCAAGCCGCATACCGCTCTCGAGGATGAGAACAGGAGCATCCTCCCCGGCGAACTGCTTCCAGACCTGCACAATGCGTTCGCGCTGGTCCATGGAGATACAGCCTGGAGTCGTCAGCACGAACTTGTCGCCTGGCTTAATCTCTAGCCTTTGCAGATCACCTAAGAAGCGGATTTCATTGTCGCCCATATCGTCAGCCCTTCGCTTCAGCGATCTTGGTCTTGAGCGTCTCAGCATCCCAGCCGTGATACGGCCTCTTGCCGACAGCATCCTGATACTCCTCGCGGAGGGCCTTCAATTCCTCCTCCGGGTCCGGTGTCTGGGCAGCCGCCCGCAAGTCGCGGCGATCATATCCCAGCTTGCCGAGGATACGGGCATAGCGGGGATCTTGAGCACGGAGTGCCCGATCCATGTAGCTACGAGATTTCATGTCGGCCTCCTATGAGGAAGCCGGTCGCAATGGGCTGCGACCGGCTATGATGTTCTGGCTACCGATCAGGGAGTTTCGGGAGCCGGAGCGCCCCAGGTCGCGCCGGTCAGGATCGCGACAGCAGACGGACGGCGACGAGCCCAGTTGATGAACCGCTCGACACGGAACGCCACCGAGTTC